GCTGAGATGCTAAGAGCGCAGATAGAGCAAGCCAAGCTACAGAATGAGCAGATGAAGCTACAACTAGAAGCTCAGAAGCTCCAGACGCAGATGCAAGGCGATCAGGCTGATAACCAGATTGACTTCTTCAACGCCGAAACGAAGCGCATGGAGACTCAGATCAAAGCTCAGCAGGCAGGCGCTACGATTGACAAGACAAGCGCTCAGGCAGTAGGTGAGCAGCTTAACAACCAAGAGAAGATGGCTGACATCACTGAGAGGCAACGTGTAGAGGCAGAGCGTATGCGAGCAGAAGCTCAACGCCGAGCCATGAGGTATATGTCTGACTCTGAGATAGCGAGAATGCAAAATGGCTGAACCAAGGTATAGGTACGGAGGAGACAGCGCCATAGGTGCGTTGCTCCTGCCTGAACGCCGAGAGATTCTACGAGATGAGCAAAACCAGTTCATTGGCTATGATGATCAAGGCAATGCCATTGTTCAGACAATACCTGCCGAATATGGAGAGTCTGAGGTAGACATCTCATACAGTCCTATAGTCAGAGGCGCTAAGGCTGCTGGCTCATTCCTTAATGACATATTCTTTGGTGATGCTAACGAACAGTCACAAGCTGCTGGTAGAGCTGTCAGTGCGATCCGTGGAGCTGTAGAAGGTCTGGGAGACTATGCCTCTGGTCAGTATGAGGCTGGTATGGCAGGCGGCACTACCTATGATCCTGCTACTAATCAGATAACTGAGTTTGATCCTACAGCAGTAATGGTTAGCGGCGCTCCTGCTGGTATTCAGGCCGCAAGGAACACTCCTAGCAATCAAGTAATTTTTGGCACAATGGGAAGCAAAACAGCCAACTATACTCCTGACCAAAGAAGAGTAATGGATGAGCTTGAAAGGCAAGGAATGGATACTGAGAATCTGTTCTTGCATGGCACATCTGATGATATAAGACAGCCAACATCTAGCAGAACAGGCTCTAGAGATTCTGGTTTTATAGGAAAAGGTTTCTACGGTGCTACACCAGAAGGATCTCGCATAGCTGATTCCTATGCATATACGGCAGCTCCTAGATTTAGAAATGAAGCAGGAGACTACAGTGAGCCTAATGTTTTTCCATATATAACAAGGCGTGGTAACTATAAGCAGTATTCTCTTGCTGATAAGCAGGCTTTATCCAAGCAAGCAAGGCAAGACGAGTTTTTTGGTCAAGACTTAGCTCAAAAAAATATAGATGAAGGATTTATAGGTGCTGAAGTAGTTGATGCAGATGGCAATATCATTGAAAGAGTCAATTATTTTCCAGATACAGATACGCGCTCAGCTCTTAATTACGACACTACAGACCTATACTCAGGCGGCGGCAGGCAAGGCTCTGTTATTGCTGGAGGTTCGGCTTTGCGTGAGTCTTTCCGTATTGGAGATGAAGGCTTTGATCCAAGGTTCGATAACCGATCAAGAGAGCAACAGCGTATATTAGATACAGAATTGGTGTATGAAGGATCGCCTATAGTGCGTCCAGAAGTAAGCATCTTTGACTATGAAGGAAAGCCATTCAGAATAACTATGGCAGACAGGACAAAAGCTGGATCTCGCCTTACTGGAGTAGAAGGCGTTGATTATGATTTGCCTGTAGAGCTGCAAGGAGGTCAAGACTTTATGTTTGCTAACCCAGCAGGCAGAGAAGGACAGGTCTGGGCGCAAGACAGAGGAGCGACATCAGCTTTCTTAAACTCATTTTTAGGATTAGATGGCAAACCGATAGCTGATGAAATACTCATGTTACCTTACCGAATGGCTCCAAGTGGTGGAGACTTTTCCACTATGACCGGAGAGGTAATGGTTACTCATGCTCGAAATGCTGTATCAAAGAAAGCAAAACGTAAAGCAGACAAGACTATTAAAGAATTTTATCCAGCTTGGAAAGGAATAGATAATCCTGAAAGCATAGACCAGATCAGAGAAATGACAGGCGATCCAAGAAAGTCTTTATTACAAGTTATGGATAGAGATCTAAGAGATGAAGGTGGATTAGGCATAGGCCAAGCTAGGCTCGCTGTTACTGATCGCGCTCAATATAATGCGCCAGACTTCAATCTTCAAAATGTTGGTATTGCAAATCCATATGGGAATTCAAGGTTTGAAGTTTCTGGTCATCGCACTTATGGTCAAGGATTAGCTGGCAGACCTGAAGGCATATTGAGAGAGCAAGACATAAATGTATTTGAGTTAATGCCTGATCTAGTAAGCGCAAGAGGATTTGACAGCGTTGATTCTTTGCTGAGAGCTGATCCAGCTACGTTAGCGAAAGAGCAATATACGTTGCGCCGAGGTACTAGAGGCGGTGTAATAACTGAAGAAATGTTGAGAGATATAGAGGCCCGTAGGGCAAATTAAGAAAAGTATTGCTTTTAACCAAATTGTGGTATATTGCAAGCCAGTGAACGTCACACTTTCTTGACGGCGCGGAACGTCACCGTTTATTTGACGGCATTACAGTAGGTATAAGATGCAACCAGACGATATGGTCGATGAGACTCAAGATATTGAGTTTGAAGACATAGAGGATGTAGATCAGGAAACTGATTCCGATTCATCAACGGATACTGACGAAGGTCAGGAAAAATCTACTAGACCTGTTTTTAACGAAGAGCAGCAGAAAGCTTTTGATAAGGCTATGGCTGAGAAAACTTGGAAGGCGCGAGAAGCAGAGCGTCAGGCCGAGCAATATCGTCAGCGTCTTGAAGAGATTGAAGCTAAACTTCCTAAAGAACAGCCGCCCGAAGTGCCGAAGGTGCCTGACTTCTATGCTCTGTCTGACAGAGAGATACAGGAGCAGCTCCGACAGCGTGATGAGGCGATTGCCAAGCGAGCAGCGTTTGATGCTAGGCAGCAGGCTATGCAAAGCCAGCAGCTTGAGTTACAGCGTCAACAGCAAGCGGAAGCAATTAAGCAGCAAAATGAGAAGATCGCAACATACGCAGAGCGTTCAAAAAAGCTAGGCGTCAAGAGTGAAGACTTGCAAAGCGCAGCGAACAAGATAGGCCAGTTTGGTATTGATCCAATGCTGTCCAACCATCTGATTGATTTAGAAGATGGAAGTCTTGGCACGTTGTACTTAGGGAACAATCTCTTAGAGCTAGATAGGTTGGCAAATATGTCTCCTAATCAAGCGTTGTTGTATTTAGATCAGACCATTATGCCAAAGGCTAGAAAACTTAAACCTAATGTAAATGCCGCTCCTGATCCATTAGATACGCCAAGAGGCGCTGGGGTAAGTCCCAAGTCTGGTGGCCCTAAAGGAGCAACTTTCGAATGAATGAGGTGATCCGATCATGGCTAACAATCTTAATAGCAACGTCACACGGAAAGTCGCTCGTGTCTTCTTAGACGCTTTTGAGGCTTCTCGTGTAGTAACAAAAACTGTCAACACTCAACTGTTGTCAGGCAAATTCAATCCTTCTAGCGGTTCAAATGTAGACTTCAAGCGTCCGCATGACTACAACAGCATCCGCACCTCTGGCGGTGATATCAGCGCTTCTACTAAGTCTGACATCATTGCAGGTAAAGCAACTGGTACAGTACAGGACTACTTCACAGCCGCAACTGAATGGGGCAACGTGGAAGAGGCTCTTGAGCTAGACCAACTCGATCAAATCCTTGAGCCTATGGCTCGTCGCATCGTAACTGACCTTGAGCTTGATCTTGGCGCATTTATGCGTAAAAACGCAGCTCTTAACTATGGTAACCGTGGTACAGCGGTTGACGCATGGTCAGACGTTGCAGGCGCTGGCGCATTAATGGACTCTGTTGGTGTCCCAATGTCTGACGAGAAGTATTACCTGATGAACCCATTCACCACTACTGCGCTGTCTTCAGCTCAGAATGGTCTGAATGCGGCTGACGGCCTTGTTCGTACAGCTTGGGAGAAAGCACAAATCAGCCAGAACTTTGGTGGCATGATGGCGCTGACTTCTAACGCTCTGAGCAGCTACACTTCAGGTTCTACTACTGAT